CGATTTGATAAGACCATAGAACAACATTATAATTATTAAGTTTGAATTTATTTGGATAATATCTTAGAACAGACTCATTGCCCTCAATCGCATAATCAAATGTGCCCAAATCTAATACAGTTTCAAGATCACCATATTGATTAAGCATTGTTTGGCCTCTACCAGTATCATGTAAAGTGTTTACAATTGTTATTTGTCTTTCACCAGTAAATAATCTATCAGAAACAAGAGCAAAGAACATTTGTGTTCTTCCGTCACTTAATGCATTACGATAAACATCTGCGTAAGGAGTTGTTCTCGCATTATTATTAAATATTCCACTTATATCGTCTATTTGAACAACACGATTTGATACTGATTCTGAGTAGTCAGTAATAAGTCTTGTTTGGAAGTTTATTTCATCAGAAAATGGTTTTTCTACCCCTTGAAGATAATTTTCAGTAGCTAAATCAAAATCGTAAATAGTATTTAAACTTTGGACACCAATTAAATCTACAAGTGTAGTAACAACACTTTTTGTAGGATCTATAAATGATAGTTTATTAGATGATGGGGATAGTTCATCAGATTCAACTTGCAAATCACTAAACTTTTTAAATCCAGCTGTGTGATTTAAAGATCCAACAATATCTTCCCACTCTTTAATTTGAACTTTTGATTTTATCGCATAAGAAAACGCATGGTAATAATCATTATCATGAACTCTTTGCAATTCATCATTTAAAAATCCAGTATTATATTCCCAACCATTTTCAACAATTGAAAAATAATCTAAATTATACTTTCCTTCAAATTTAATTATTTCTTTTATTAGTCCCTTCGCACCAGTTGGTGATGCATATGTTTTTCCACCAATTCTCTCTCCTCTAAATCTAACTTGTTCAATCAACTTACCTTTTTCAAATTCTCTATTACTTTCAACGGTAAGATACTTACTAGAATTATTCCAGTCAAATACTACTCCTTTTATTTGAGTTCCTGACGAATCAAAGCTTTCAACTTCATCACCTTTTCTAAAAACATTTGGTTGTAATTCAATATCAAACTGAGGAAACCACTTATCGGGTATCAATGTAGACACTGAGTTTACAGAATCAAATACTCCGGGATAATCAACATTTTGAGATAAGTAACTTGACATGTCATACTTGACAGTTCCGATTCCTCCATAATTAGGAGTTACTTCAGTTATTTCAAATCTTGCATAATCATATCCTGCAGAATTAAATCCAGAAGCTGTTGATCCTACACCAACACTAGCATTTTCTATTAAAACTTTGTCACCAACAGTAAATGGAAATGGATCGATATATGTTCCAGAGTATCCAACAACACCACTAAATGCATTTTTAATGGTTGCCGTCACTGATTGTTCATCATTATCATAGACTAAATTTGATACTCTTATACCATTTGAGTTACCAGTTGGTATTATAGTAGGAGTCGCATCATTCATTGCTTCACTGTTTTTCAATATTTCAACAAATAATTCGTCTGGTCTATATCTTAAATCAACATCAGTAATTTGTTTTTTAGTTACTCCATCGAGAACCACTAAACTTGGATTTTGTATATAACCTTTACCTAATGAAGTTATACCTATTGACTTAAATCCGGTCAGAGGTGTTATTCTTAAAACTTGAGGGAATATAAGTTCGGGTTGTAAAGTTGAATCAGATGGATAATCGAATCCTATATTCTCTAAAGTTGTCTTTGTAACTTTACCAATAGTAGAACTGAATGATTCTAAAACTACTCCACTACCAACGTTTGATGTTACAGTGGTAATACCGGGAACTTCTAAATATCCACCGCCACCATCAATCACAGTGATCTCTTTTACACCACCATAACCTGTAGTTGATATTGTTGAATATTTTAATGTTGAATCAGATGAGGTAAATGATGAAGCTTCGGGTGTCGAATCTATATCATAGGTAAATGTTGTCGAACCAGTTGAGGTTATTTTAAATGTGCCACTATACTTACTATCTTCAATAATTAATTGATTATTTAAATTTACTTCGTTATCAACAACAATTTGTTTATTATCTAATTTATTCTCTTTTGTTTGAACTGCACTTAACTTATAATATAAAAGACTTGGTGAATTACTATTCACCTTTAAAGTTAATTTTGCATCTGCAGTCACACCTACAGTGCCAGTATTAGTGACTTCAAAAACATTGTTTATTCCATTTGTGTTATATTCTTCGGTAAATGCATTATCCTTATATAATTTAAAATTAAAGGCTGCTAAACTTGTTGTATTTTGAACGTATGATAATGAGGAATCTGACAAATCAAAGTTAACAGTTGATCCTCTGAATAATTTAACAGATGGATTAACTTGAGATAATACACCGGCAGTTGTTATGGCAACTTTAACAAAGTCAGGTTTTGGTTTAGTAACTTCATAAGCATTTTCCACAAGAGATAATTTATCACTATCGATTACATAAACATAGTATTCTTTATCATTTGTTAAAGAACTTTGTGATCCTGTAAAGGTGTGAATAACCTTTTGTCCTGTCACTAATCCATGATTTGTTATATTAATAGTATTTGGGATACCCGTTACTGAAGTTGCAGATGTTATACCAGAGTCATTAAATGATAGTGGGTTAAATACTGTTTTTCTATTTGCAGCGTTATATTTTACTGTTACAGTTGTAGAAAGTCCTGAACTAGCATCAATAATTACCGTATCATTATCTAATAAACCATGTGTTGCCGTTCCAACAACATTAACAAAATTTCTCTTTATTTCACCGGTGATAACTGGATATTGAGTTTTTAAACTATGATTCGTTCCAATACCTGTGTTTAAGAAATATAATAAACCCTGAGTTCCAAGACCAGCCACATCACTTATAGTAGCACCTAATCCAATAAATCCACCTGTGCTACCTATACCTATTTTTACTGTTGATAATCCAATAAAATCATTTGATATTTTTCCTACAAATAATGGAGCATTTTGAAACAGTGTTTCATCATTTACAGGAACAGCACGTTGAAACTTCACATTAAAAGCAGTTTCATTTGTAGCATTAAGTTGATAAGTAACAATATCTCCAGTTTCTAATCCATGATCTGGTAGATATATTGCTCTTGATGGAATGAATATCTGGGTTTTTCCAGCACCGGGATTTGATATTTGTCTAAGTGTTCCAACACCAACTGCGGCTACATCTGCCGGTGTTGAAATTCCAACTGCTTCTTGTGGGTTAAAATAATATTCCCTATTTCTTCTAGAAACATAAGTGGTAGTAACTCCGGTATTAAAAGAAAAACTTCTCGGCAATTCCTCTAAAATAACAGATGCTGTATGAGATACTCCAGTTGTATTATTATGTCCTCTTAAAACTCTTATTCGTTTTGATAGTTCATCTACATTTAATACTTTAATTTGCTCAGTTCCAACGCCAACTTTAAATACATCATTCTCCCTTACTGATTTTAAATTACCTCGAACAGGGAAAAATGATATAAAGTCGTCATCTGTAGATATAGGAGCACTAATATCTTGAACCAATTCAAGTTTATTAGAACTTATACCAACATTATAGGATCCTTTTAAATTAGCATCAGTTGTAGATAATCCACCAACATTAACTAATGTATTATTTTTTAATTCTAAACTTGTTGATGCTATACCAACAAATAATCCTTTTCCTGCTGGATAAAATTCAATATTTGACCTAGTTAAACTTGAGTAACTAACTTCAGAAATATCTGGGCCAGTTATTTTACTTACTTTTGCAGTTGATTTAAATGATGACTCAATACTATCGTCAAAAACTACCGTATCATTTACTTGATAATTTCTTCCCTCGGATAAAATACCAACACTTGTTACACCACCCTTTTCAGCGAAATCTATAGAAGAATCTTGAGCGACATAATTATTAGATTGTAGGAAATAATCATATCCACTATAATCTTTATTTAAAGAATATGGATATGTATTTCTAACACAATTTGATTTTTCAAGATCATAATATTCTTGACTTGAAGATCTTAGGAAATTAAATTTGTTAGGTTTTGAATTATAAGTATCACCAATTAAATACGGAAATTTCGGTTTTTTGAAATTTTTAAATATACCATCAGAAGCAGCAGTGTTGTCAAAAGTTGCAAAATATGCATAAGTTCCTTTTGGATATTCTGGTGTTACGCAGAATCTTCCATTATTTTCATCTAATACAGTGTCATTGGTTGAAGGTTTATATGTAAAATCTTCCACAAAAAATTCTGGTGGGAATATACTCGTTGGCGGTCTATTTTCTTTTTTAGTTGATTCATCAACATATCCTGATTG